GCTCAACACGAGCATTAATAGGAGAGGAATGTAATGGCTCAAACATTGGACACAGATTCGGCATATAAGATAACCAAAAGTGTTTCTTTATCGTCTGAATATAATACAAAGGAAACTGAATTTGGTGATGGTTATAGACAGATTGCTATTGATGGTATAAATTATGAGAAGGAAGTTTGGAGTTTAGAATTTGTTGCTTTAGATTCAACAGCATCACTTGCTTTAGAAACGATATTGAAAACTAGTCTTAACGGAACATCAAACTATCTATCTTGGACTCCACCAAGAGAATCAACTACTAAATACTGGACAGCTCATGGAATTTCATCACAATCAACAGAAGCAGCAGATTATTGGACAGTGTCTTGTACACTACGTAGGGAGTACCCATTAGTATAATGACTACAAACACAGATATTAAAAAAGACATACAAGATTTAAATGTTGGCAGTCCACTGGTTTCATTGTTTAGAATAGATGCTACTAACTATATTGGTGGAAGCGTTTATTACTTTATATCAGCAACGAATGTATATGATTATGTATATTTCAATTCGATCAAATACTCACCACTTCCAGTAGAATTTGAAGGTTTAGAGCAGTCTGAAGATGGAAAAATGGCACGACCAACTGTAACTATATCAAATGTTACTTATCTATTACTAGCAGAAGTTATAACATATAAAGGTTTAACAGGTTGTAAACTTGTTAGAACTAGAACTTATAAGAAGTATTTAGATGGAGAATCTGAAGCAGATCCAACTGCAAAGTTTCCAGATGATGTATTTTATGTTAATAAAAGATTAAAACAAAGTAAGTATGGAATTCAATGGGAGTTGAGAAGTGCTCTTGATCTAGAAAATATCTTAATACCTAAAAGGCAATGTATAGCAAATTGTAATTATAGGTATCTTGGAGTTAATAATGTAAATTCAACTTGCCCTTATGATGGTTCAAATGGTTACTATACAACTCTTGGTGTTGTTACAGATGAGGATGGGGATGAATGTGGTAAGACTTTAACAGATTGTAAATTGAGATTTAAAAATGATCCACTACCAACAAGAGGATTTCCAGGTATCGGAAATTTTGGAATCCCATTCAGGTAAGGAGAATTAATGTTCACTAACCAATATACACACTATAATGAACAAGCAATGAAAGATGCTATTGAACATTGTAGGTTGTGTCTTCCTGACGAAGGATGTGGAATATTTGTTGAAAATAAGTTTATTCCATATGAGAATAAATCTCCAGATAAAAGTAATTCATTTATGATTTCAGATAACTTATTCAATCAATACTATATGGATAATAAGATACAAGTTATAATACATTCACATAACGATTACCCACATGCTAGTAAACAAGATCTAATTCAGCAAAGAGAAATTGAAATACCATTTGGTATTATTAATTTTAGAAAAGGTGGGTGTGAACATTTTATATTCTTTGGAAAAGGTATAGCAAGAGATCCATTAATGAGAAGACCATTCTTCTTTGGTGTGTTTGATTGTTTGACATTAGTTAAGGATTATTCTTATAAGTGGTCAGGTGTTGATATACCAGATCCGCCAAGAGATTTAAACTATTGGAAGGATGAACCTCTATTTGAAGAAGCAGTATCGGATGTCAATTATCCTGTTAACTTTATTAATATAAACAAAACAAAAGAAAATGATTTCATATTTTATAAGTTCGATTCTAAATATATCAATCACGTAGGAGTTATATTACCCAATGGTAGAATTCTCCATCATTTTATTAATCGTGTATCGTGTACTCTACCTAAATCATATCATCAACAACATATTCATTGCGGTGGACGACTAGATCGAAACTGGAGGGAAGATGATTTATAATGATTATCATGACGAGTATATTAGTCTATATGGTAGATTATCAAGAGTATTTGAGAAAAAATATAACCATTGTGCAAAGAATATAAAGATATCTGTATCATCCGCTAAAGAATTTATGCAAGCAATGGAAGCTAACTTTCCAGGATTTAAACATTTGATAAAAAAGACTGGAGGATATAGACTTGTTAAAGGGTCTACTCTAACCCATGGTAAAGGTATAGATTCAAATGAAATAGATATGGAGTTCGGTTCTGGTGGATGGCATTTGATGCCAGTAGCATTAGGATGTAGTGGAATAGTTAAAATAATATTGGGTACAGTATTAATTGTTGCTGGTGTTTATTTTAAACAACCTTGGATGGTTAAAATGGGTATAGGATTAGCAATGAGTGGAGTGGCAGATATGCTTGCACCTAATCCTGGTATAGGTAATTACGGAGACAATGAGAAACCAGATGAAAAACCATCTTATTTATTCGACGGACCAAGAAATACAGTAGAGCCTGGAACAACGATACCAGCATTATATGGTGAATGTTTTGTTGGTTCAATAACAGTTTCTGGTGGAGTGAGGATTGTAGATGTCATCTAAAAATATAATAATTAAAGGTTCAGGTGGTGGTGGTGGAAGACAACATACACCAGTTGAAGCTGATAATACACATCAATCTAAAACAACTGCTAAAATAGTAGATGTTTTATGTGAAGGTGAAATTTCTGGTCCTGCTAACGATGATAACTGGTATAAATCTTCATACTTCAACGAAACACAAGTAATGAATGATGACGGAGACTTGAACTTTCAGGGTGTTACAATGTCTGGTAGATTAGGTGAAGAGTCTCCAACTGATTCATTAGTTGAATTTGATTCAGTAGACAATCTTGTAATACTTTCAACAGAACTTCTACTATCCAGCTCACCATATACTATAACCATTACAGATTCAGATGTAGATTCAGTTTATTTAACAATGGAATTCCCTGCCTTATTAAGTCAAGCAGATAATGGAGATATTAATGAAACTAACGTTCAATTTCATGTAGATGTTGTTGGTGATAATGGTTCTGGATTTCCCAATCATGTAATAACTACAGAAGATAAAGGAAAGATAGTAGGTAAATGGGTGTCACCTTATAGAAAACAGTTTAAAATTGAAGGTTTGTATGATAATTATGGAGTTGGACCTTGGTTAATTAGAATATATAGAGATACAGCAGATTGGAGTAGCGCAAAAACACAGAATAGAACTTATATATATTCCTACACAGAATCAAAAGAGATCAAGATGTTATATCCTGATACTGCATGTATTGGATTAACATTAGATTCAGAAATATTTGGTGGGAGTGTTCCTGCTAGAGCTTATAAAATTAAAGGTAGAAAGATTCAAGTTCCTTCTAATTATACTCCTGCAACTAGAGCTTATACTGGAGTATGGGATGGAAATTTCAAAACTGCATGGACAGATAATCCAGCATGGGTAGTATACGATGTTTTAACTAATGGTAGATTTGGTCTTGGAGATTATATAGATTCAACTTTGAATGATAAATGGACACTATATACTATTGCTCAATATAATGATCAACTTGTTACTGTGAGTAAAAGACAAAGAACTGATGGTGGTGATTATACTGAAACAGAAACAACAGAACCACGATTTACATTTAATGGTGGATTATACACAAGGGAACAAGCATTAGCAGTTATAAATCATATATGTTCAGTGTTTAGAGGTTATCCATTATGGACTTCAGGATCAATTTCGTTTGTTCAAGATTCTCCAAAAGATATAACTAGAATAGCAAATCAGGCAAATGTCAAGGGTGGTTTATTTGAATACGAAGGAACCGGTCAGGATACTATAACGACTGCTGCTAAAGTATCATATAATAATAATGAACTATTTGGTAGAAGTGATACTGTTTTATTAGAAGATGAAGCTGGTATTACAACTTATGGTTATAATCCTGCTGACATTGCTTGCTTTGGTTGTACATCTAAAACAGAAGCAATAAGACGTGCTAAATATATTCTTTATACAGATATTAATCAAATTGAATTTGTTAAATTCGTTGGTGGTCTTGAGTGGGCAGATGCAATTCCTGGAGAAATAGTAGGAGTACAAGATAAAGATTATGTTTCAGCAGACTTATCAGGTAGGGTTGTTTCAGCGACTACTACATCAATTACTGTAGATAGAACAGTTACTATTGCTGGTGGTGAGACATACACTTTATACGTAGCTGATAATGAAACCACAGCAGTTGTTGAAAAAGAATTAACAAACAGTGCAGGTGATGCTACTGTATTGACTTGGACTGGAGCAGTTTCAGAAGCTCCTAAAGCTGGACAGATATGGGCATTGACCAAATCGACTGTTAGTGATATAAGA